GTTTTAATGAATAAGGTTCGTGATAAAATAATCACAGGAGTTTCAGTAGGTTACAATGTATTTGAATACCAAGTAACACGTTCTGAAGGTTCAAAACCAGTTTATAAAGCGACTAAATGGGAAGCTACTGAGATTTCATTCGTAGCAGTTCAGGCAGATAAAAACAGTCGTGTTCGTTCAGAGGATGGAACTCATGAAGTTGTTATAAACGAAATAGAACCAGCTACCGAAGAAATTGAAGAGGCTATTGAAAAACAAATAGAGGAGCAAAAAGGAAATAAAGAAGAAAATATTAATTTAAATACGAAAGATATGCCAGAGGTAAATCAACCGCCAGTACCGACTGCGGAAGTTCCAAACTTGGAACAAACACGTTCAGAAGCTGCGGCTGGTGAGCGTGCTAGAATTAAAGGTATCTCAGCACAATGCAGAGCTTTAGGGCTTGAGCAAAAGTTTGCTGATGCTTTAATTGAGGAAGGCGTCGATTTATTGACAGCCAATCAAAGAGCTTTAGTAGAATGGGAAAAACTGCAACCAGCAAACCCAAATCCAACTGTTTCACAAGTTCACACCGACAAGGAAGCAACTCGTTCAGCAATGACCAATGCGCTTGTATTGAGAATTGATCCACGTGCTGCATCTGTTATGGGTGAAGAGAATGTGAGAGCTGCAAGCGAATTCAGAGGAATGAATTTACTTCGTTTTGCTGAGGAATCATTAATTCGTTCAGGAGTTCGTACTGCCGGAATGTCTGCTAAAGAAATCGCAACCTTTGCGCTTGGAGGCAAAATCCGTGGATTGCACCATACAACTGATTTCCCATTGTTATTAATGGACACAGTTAACCGTACATTGTTAGCGCAATACGCTATTCAGGAACGTACATTTACTTCTTGGGCAAGACGTTCAACCATGAATGACTTTAGAGCCGTTACACGTGTTCGTTTGTCTGAAATGCTGGGTAACTTAGAAGAAGTTAAAGAAGGTGCTGAGTATAAATATGGTACATTTTCTGAAAATGGCGAATCTTACAAACTTGCTAAATATGGAAAAATTATCGGTATTACTTGGGAAGCAATTATCAATGATGATTTATCAGCATTCGATAGGATTCCGCAAGCGTTTGCCGTGTCCGCTGCAAGATTGCAATCAAACATCGTTTATTCAATGTTGTTAGCAAACGGATTCTCAGTAATGGGGGATGGTAACGCATTGTTCTCAGCTGCTCACAATAATTTCGTTGGAACCGCCGGAAATCAAACTACTGGAGGTACTGCATTGTCGGAAGCAAGTTTAACATTAGCTTATACTTCTTTCAGACAACAAAAAGATGCTGCTGGTAATAAGTTAAACTTAAAACCAAAGTATTTAATTGTTGGTCCAAAGAACGAGTTTTTAGCACAAAAATTAACTTCTGTCAATTTCGTTGCAACAAAACAATCTGATACACCTGTAGGTTCATTGACTGGATTAACACTAGTTGTTGATGCTGAGATTGAAAATTACGAATGGTTCTTAGCTGCTGACCCGGCAAGTTTGGATACAGTTGAATATTCTTTCCTTGCGGGAGAAGAAGAATTATTCATAGATCAAAGAGAAGGTTTTAATATTGATGGTTTAGAGGTAAAAGCAAGATTAATTTTTGCTGCTAAGGCTATCGATTGGAGAGGTCTTTACCGTAACAACGGAGCTGCACCGGCATAGTAGAAAAAAATAGAGGCGGTTTAAATATCGCCTCTGTTTTTAAAACGATAAATTAATTTTAAAAAAAATATATAAAATGAAAAATTTTGTAGAAAAAGGAAAAACTATACTGGTTACTGCTAGTGCTGATATTACCTCTGGTGATATTGTTACCGTTGGAGCTACTGCTGGAATTGCTGCTGGTGATTACGCTAGTGGTGAGGTTGCTGTTGTTAATTTAGAAGGTGTTTACACCGTAGCTAAGGATGCTTCTGCTCCTGCTATTGGTGCAAAACTATACATTGCTTCCGGAGTTGCTACAACTACCGTTGGTTCTAACGTATTCTTAGGATATGCACATAGTGCTGCGTTGACTGGTGATACAACTGTTAACGTTCTTTTAGCACGATAAAATGAATATATTTGACTCACTTAAAAAACAGACTTTCGATGTAATTACCAATACGATGGGTTACAACGCAACATGGATAAGTGAGTCAGATACATTTACGGCTAGAGTTGGTTACAAAGACCCGTCAGAAAAGCAAGAACTTTCCGGAATCGATTCTTGGAATCCAGACGAACCATTTATGGAGTATCGAATTGGATTCTTTGAAAATTTGAAATACAGAGTTGACAACGGACTGCCTGAATTTGTGACAATCGAAGGAATTGGATATTTTGCAGTTGTGGAGGTTAAAACTAAATTTGACGGTGAAACATTTATGGCTAGATTACGTCACGCAACACCTTAATAAAATTGACCGCTAAATAAAATGAATTACGAGACTTTAGAAAACGAAATCGTGGCAAGATTAACACCGTTTATGACGGCAGGAATCGAAGTGGAAGCCCTTCCTGAGTTGGAGGCTGAACGAAAAGTGCCATTGCCTACAAAGGCTAAATTTACCGTAATTTACGCAGGTTCTGAATACGCAAGTCCGTTAAGTACTGCTCAAATATCACAGGAAGAGAAGATTTTTATTCAGGTCTTAATTGAAAGTACATTTTTGCGTGGAAATTTAGGAGTCTACAATTTGGCTAGTGTTTTGAAAAAAGCGCTTACAGGATTTCAGCCTTCAGGATGCAGAAGAATTCAAGTTACAAAACACCATACTATAGGAGGTGAAAACGCTGAAAAAATCAACAATATGTGGAATTACAATGTAATTTTTCAAACTACAGCATTACACGTTGAAGATTTTACAGAAGATTTAACTCTTATTTTAGAAAAAATTACACTTATTGATCAACCAGATGGCGAAATCAATATTATTGAAATAACAGAATAAATTTAATTTTTTAATTAATTAAAATATATGGCAGCTAACTATCTACATGGTGTCGAAACCATAGAAATTGACCAAGGCGCACGACCTGTAACAGTTGTAAAATCCTCGGTTATTGCGTTGGTTGGACTTGCTCCAATCGGTACAGTAAACGAACCTATTTTGGTTTTGTCACCGAACGATGCTGCCCAATTTGGGCAACAATTGCCAGGATTCACAATCCCACAAGCTTTGGACGCTATTTTTAAACAAGGACCCGCAACGGTTATTGTTGTAAACACATTCAACAGCACAACCAATACTGAGCAGATCACCACGGAATCGCACACAATCACCAATGGTGCTTTAAAATTGTCTGCCGCTCCTATAGGTGCTGTTACGATATTTTTGACGGACGGAACTACTCCGTTTACGGGTGTTGCCGGCACAGATTACACTATTGATGCCTTTGGTAATTTTACCGCTTTATCAGCTGTAGCTGCTGAAGATTTAGTTTTGAAATTTACTTTCAAAATACTAGATACAGGAACAGTTACTTCGAATCAGATAATCGGAACAAACGTTTCCGGAGTTCGTACAGGATCAAAATGTTTGGAATTAGTATTTAATACTTTTGGGTTCACTCCTAAAATATTAATTGCGCCTGTTTACATTGAATTGGTGGCTGTGGCAACTGAATTTATTGCATTAGCTGAAAAATACCGTGCCATTGCATTAATCGATGCACCGGAAACAACTACTGTATCTCAAGCAATTGCAGGACGTGGGCCAGCAAGTACGATTAATTTCAAAACATCAAGTTACAGAGCGTATTTATTGTGTCCTCACTTGAAAGTTTATGATGCTGATTCAGATTCCAACATAAACGCTCCTTACTCACAGTTCATGGCAGGTGTTATGGCAAATGTAGATTTAAATGAAGGATATTGGGTGTCGCCTTCAAATCATCCGATTCAAGGTATTGTGGGGACTGAATATGTTGTTACTGCTTCTGTAAATGATGCTTCAACTGAGGCTAATTTGTTGAATGAAAAAGGTATCACAACTACTTTTACAGGTTATGGAACAGGTACAAGAACTTGGGGTAATCGCTCGGCTGCATTTCCAACAAATACAGACCCAAAAAACTTTATTCCAATTCGCAGGATTGCGGATATTGTTCACGAATCTTTGGAACAGGCTATGTTGCCGTTTATTGACCGACCTATTAACCAAGCCACTATCGATGCAATAAGAGATACGGCAAATGGGTTTTTCAGAACTTTAATTGGTCGTGGTGCTGTTTTATCTGGTTCTAAATGTGTTTACAACGTAGAGGAAAACACTCCTGAAGAATTGGCTGCCGGACACGTGACATTTGACCTTGTATTTATGGGGCCAACACCGGCCGAAAGAATCACATTTAAGTCTTACTTGGATATTAATTTACTAACTCAAATCGTTTAACAGATGCCACAAATACAAGTAAATAGATTGACT